TTTCCATGCGTATTGTAGGAAGTCTGAATCCATTCTCCTGCTGAAGAATCTACAAAAGTTTGAAAAAATTCAGGTTCGGCAACAATTAATTGAACGACTTTGCCGTTCAAAACTTTAGCAAAATGGCTCATGCTGTGTAACTCCCTGAAGAAGTAAATTGAAGAATAGTATTAGAACCGCTTGTTGTTACAGTTGGAGAACCAGTAGTTGTTCCTGAATAACGAGCCGTAGGAATAGAAAGAATAACAATACCTGAACCACCATTTCCACCAGTTCCACCACCATCTACGCCTGATCCACCACCACCGCCACCACGATTTACAGGTGCGTTTGAGCCGTTAGCGTTTGCATTTCCATTACCGCCACCAGTTCCAGCAGTACCGCCTGAACCTCGACCAGCACCACCGCCACCCCCTGCATAACCTACAGCAGAACCAGTAATTGAACTAGTAACAGCAGAACCGCCATTTCCAGCAGTTGAGCCAGTAGCATCTGCTCCAACACTTCCTGCACCACCCCCACCACCGCCCGGATAGGCTGGCCCACCATAATTTCCAGCACCACCAGCAAAGCCTTGACCGCTAGTACCTGAGCCACCAGCAGAGTTTTCTTGCCCACCGCCACCGCCTGAACCACCACTACCACCAGTTTTTTCGCTACCAGCAGAAGCTCCACCACCGCCACCACCGCCACCTGATGCAATAACTGTAGCAAATGATGAACTTGTGCCAGCCCCACCACGACCTGATGATGAACCAGTACCGCCTGAACCTACAGTAATAGAGTATGCTGTTCCTGTAATTAATGTTGTTGAGCCTGATAGCAATCCACCCGCACCGCCACCACCAGCTTCATCAAATCCACCGCCACCACCACCAGCAACGACTAAATAGTCTGCTAAATATCCAACAAGCACAGTTCCGCTAGTGGCTGGTAAGTCCAATACAGTAGTACCTGCTACCGCTTGTTCCTGTAGCGTACAGCTTCCGCTAGTTGAGCCTAATAAGACAATAGACATATATTTTCCTTATAAAACGACCCAGCGACTACCGCTAGGAACAGTTACTACTACGCCACCATTGATTGTAATGGGTGAAACAGTCGATGCGTTCTTTCCTGTAGGAATTTGATACGAAGCCGTTACGACTTGGCTATTTTCCACAAATACTTGGTCACCGCCATTACCTGTTGCCCCACCGCCAATTTGTGACCATTTTCCCACTAAATACGAGCCTACAGTTGATGCTGAACCCGATGGGGTAGTAAGCATGGTGTAAGTAAAGCTAGTGGCATTAACTACAGTAATGCTAAATGTGCCGTTATATTCAACAGGAACAGCACCGCTAACTGTGACAAATGTGCCTGTAGTCAGGTTATGTGCCGATGCGGTTGTTAGGGTAGCGGTGGTTGTAACACGAGTAATAGAACTAATTGTCTGCCCGCTATAAGTCGAGTAACCCTCAAATTGCTGTAGGGTGGTGTTATAGCGTATTGAACCTACCGCTGGTGTAGCAGAGCGTTGGGCGGTTGAGCCGTTAGGTAACTTAATTTGACCTGTGCTATTGACCGCTAAATTACCCGCCATTGTGGTATCACCAGCAACCGATAGAGTAGAACTACAGGTAACTGCACCAGTAAATGTTGGGGTACTAAATTGCCCAAAGTTAACCGCATCACCCGTTAGGGTAGCGTTTGCTAGGTTGGTTACCTTGTTGCTGTTAAGGTTTAGTGGCCCTGTCATTGGGGTTTGACCATCTGCCGCTACTGAATCGGTCATAGCAGAAGCCAAATCGTTCATGGTGTTATTAGCCCATGAGGTCGATATAACTGTTCCAGTTACGACTGGATTGCCCGCTGGGAGTGTATAGACTCCCGATCCGTTTCTACTCATTTTGATTCCTCGACTATTTCAGGTTTTTGTGCAATATAACCGCCTACTATTGAATTAACCAATGTTTGCGCTTTAGCAGACTTTGGCCCAGTTCTAGCAAGTTCTTCCAATTTAGATACAGAATCGGGGTCAACCAACATTTTAGACAACAAAGTAGCATTTCTAGATAATTGCATATCCTCTAAGAAATTAACCACATTAGATGGTTTTAACGGGGTTGCTACTTTACTTGCCATTCCTCGTTTTAATTCTTCTGAGGTCATTTGGTTAAATGCCGTTGCTGAGTTAGCTGGCATACGCTGACCTTGGGCTTGCATAACATCTAAGAACCGTTCAAATCCCTGCCATGCTTGCATACCGCTAGATTCTGTTACTAATGTGCGTAGGTTGTCACGCTGTTGTTTGTTACCAGCAATGGTACTTGCAAACTTAGGCCCACCAAACTGGTTCTGTACGCCACCTACATTTTGGGTGGTTTCGTTAAATATGCTTTCTAGGTTTTGGCGTGTCCACTCAGGTAATGCGTTAGGGTCTTTTCTGCGTAACAGGTCTGCCGTGCGCTTGATGTCGGCAGGGTACAAAGATACGGGTTTTTGTGGCATCAAGACATCTGCGCCCGTAGCACCTTCTGCAATTTGACCTACTGGCCCTTGTTTTAAAGGTGTTATCTGAGTTCTTTGTGCTACCTCGTAATTGGTACTGCCTTGTGCATACAGCGGTGATTTAGACGATAAATACTGGTCTAGTTCACGGCTTGCACCAAAAGCATTAGCGGCTTTAGCTTTGTCCTCGCTTGATGATACAGCTTTAGAAAAGTTACGATATTGAGCGTCAAGGTATATCTTGGCGGCATTCAATACTTGTGGGTTATTTTCAGATAAACCTTTAACGCCTGAATACGGATCTTTTCTTACATGGTTAATAGCGTCATCAATTGCTGAATTTTGCTTTAATGCGCCAATCTCGTTAGGCAATATAGGCAATGGTTTACCAGCACCCAAGACATTCATTTGGTTCATACCCTGCTGATAAAAAGGTGTTACTTTTTGCGTAACTCCCCGTTCAGCACCACGAATAACATCTTGACCTGCTTGCTGTAAGTTAATTGGCGTAGCGGATGTAGGCGCATTGGGGCTAATTTGTGGCATTAGATTGCTAAACGCTTGAGCCTGTCCTTGTGGTCTATTAACCATAAACTGACTCATAATGCCTTGGCTTTGCGGTGCATTTTCTAAATATCTTTGTGTGCCAGCTAAAGATTTGTTACCACTTACTTGAGCAATAGCCTCTGCACCCGTAATTGGACTGCCCATGCGGATTGACTCTTTTTGCAATAAATCTGCTAAACGCAATTGTTCAGGGGTTACATTTCTTAAACCCTGATTTACAACATCGGAAGCGGTAGTTCTTAAACCACCAACAGGAACACCTGCCGCAGTCATTGCGCCACCAGTTGCTAAAAATTGAGCAACAGGGCTTTCAATGCCAATGCTGTTTAATAATTCAGAAGTTGATCCACCAACAGCACCCTGAAATGCGGTGCGACCTACTTGGCTACCTATTTCTCTACTAGCGGGCAATAATGGCTTTGTTGCTACCGCTTTAGTCATAGAGAATGGGTTTAAACCACCGCTAGTCATTAATTCTGTAGTAAACCCAGCTACCCTACCTACTGGCGATTTAAACTCAGCTTCGGGCGTAATAATGCCCTTTTCGGTCAAAAATGTTCTTGAAGGTGAAGCCGCCCTTGGTATAGGCATATCAGGCGTAGTGGCGTACTGATACAGTCTTTTTACATTTTCGGGTGCGCCTAAGAATATATCTCCAAGACCAGTAACGCCTTTCATCATGCTTTGCGTTAATTTTCTAGGAACGCTGGCATCTTTAGTTTCACCTAAAACGCTGGTGTATTGTCCTGCTTGTATGCCTTCTTCAGCTTTGGCTTCACGATATGCTTCTGCCACCGTTTCAAATTCAGGCGTACCTTTTTTGGCTTCGTTTTTTACAAGCCATTCAGCGTATTCGGTTGCGTTTGCCATATTAAGGTGTAGATTTAGGTTTTATAATTTCATCTGCTTTTTTTCTTACATCAGTTGTAGACTCTCCAAAAATACTTGGGTTTACTTCAAGCTGATAGTAAGGAACAGAATTTGGACTATCTTTAGCCAATGCGCTCATCATTGATTGGTGCTGGTCATAAGTAAATTTAGCAGAGCGTTTTGCGGCATTAGCAAGTATTCTAAGTTCGCCAGCGGTTAAAGATACATCGCCTGACATAGCCCGTTGTGCTAATGCTCCTTCGGACTCTGTAATTGCACCCTCGCCACGCATCTGTTTACGACCTTGCAAAGTAAGCTGTGCCAAACCTTGAATTGCTTGACGAGTATTAGCAACAATTTCTTCGGTTTTATTACCAGTAACGCCCAACATTTGACCAATTTGAGCCAGTTGTAATTTTTGGTTTGCACCTGCGCCTGTAAATATTTTGTTTGTATCTAAAGACTGAATAATGCGGTTTGCGGCATCTGCTTGTTGAATTGCTCCGCTAGTTGCTGTTTTAGATGCAACCAACATTGGGGCAACATCACTAACGCTTTTGCCAAGCATATTACTAAAATCAAACTTATTAGCACCAGCAGAAGTTTTGCTTTCAACCAATTGTTTAGCATATGCCGCTTGTTCTGCTGTCCATGATTTAGGATCGGCTGGCAATCTACCAACAGCAATAGCGTATTTGATAACATCAGGTTGTTTACCTGCGCCTTGGTATAAAGGTTTATAAGTTCCTGCTTCCAATAAAACATCTTCAGGGCCAACCTTAATTGGGCCTTCAGTCATCTTGCTAAATGCAAAGTCACGCTGACGCTGTGATGCTTTTGGATTGGCGTACAAGTTAGCGTATGCCGCTGGAACATTAGGTGCTACACCCGCAACAGGAGCAACCCGTCTGTATTGTGATGTAAGTTCACCTTGTGGCCCAATCATGTCAGGAGTGGTCTGCATGGTTAAAGTATTGTCAGGGCCATAAATACCACCCTCAACGGCTGGTGTACCCCGTCTAATCTTTTCAAAGTCAGCAAGTGCTTCGGTTTCACCCTGACGAATAGCTTTTGCTAAATCTATTTGGGCTTGATTAGCTTTTTCAATACCTCTTTGACCCATATAAACATTAGCTAACTGTGCTAAATTTTGTGTCAAGGATGGGGCTACATAACGCCCGCCAACCATTTGGCTTTGGGGTTGTTGCATACCTTGTTGCATTAGCATTTCAGCCATCTTTTGCTGACGCAAAATCTGTTGCTGTTGCAACATTTGATCGGGGGTTAATGTTCCAATATCAGCCATTTTTAATTCTCTCCTGTGGTCGTTGTAGGTACTTGACCTCGACCAAATCCACCGTATACATTTTCAGAACCGTATTGCATGATTGCAGGAATAGATTTAGCGTAAACACCTATCTTGCTTGCTAAACTTTGCTGATTTGGGTCTTGCTTACGCAATGCCATTGCTAAAGCCATTGGGTTCATTCCACCGCCTTGGCTTTGTCCTGCTTCGTTCACAAATTGGTTCTGCTGGGCTAATGCCGCCTGTTGGTTAGCTTGCTGTTGCCCAAAGTTTTGATATACAGGTTGTAGACCGCTAACATCTTGCATTGGAAGTGTTGGTAGGATGTAAGGATTCATAGTTTTCCGTAATCTACGGCTTTGTAGCCGTCATGTAAGGTTATTACAGCATTCGGATACATTGCCTCTACTTCTTGCGCCATCACGCCTGTGTGCGTTCCATGACCTGCTAGTGGGTGATCCTTAAACTCATCTTTGTACTCATACTCGTATACAGGTAAACCATTAGGTAGCCAGCCAATAGCTTTAATATTTTCTTTGGTACGAATATCAGACATTAGTGCCGCACCACCAAGGCTAAACAAACCTTGGGTCATTGCGTTGTTTGCGGCATTTTGAGCATTGGATGCGGCTAGATTAGCGTTGTAGCCCATCTGCGTAGCACCTAATATGTCAGGGCCTGCGGTGTTTGCTTGCATAGCAGGGTTTACAAAGGTTGGCCCTTGAACTTGTGCGCCTGTACGAACCGCAGATAAAGTGTTTAATGGTTCATTTCTAAGGTAGGCTTGCTCTTGTAAGGCAGACTGTCGGGCTTGCTGACCAACACCAAACCCTTGCGTTGTAGCACCTAAAAGAAGGTCGTTCTCACGCTGGGCTTGGTTACGCATTGCTCGGTCATACGCCTCAGACCCTAGTTGAATACCTTGGTTTGCTAACTGCTGTTCTAGTTTTTCCCGCCCCTGTTGAATCTGTGGGGCAAGGCGTTGCATATAGGCTTCTTGGTAGGTCTGACTAGGATTAAACCCTGTGCTTGGTAATTTGCTTATGTCAAATGGGTTATCAAGCATATTGCTGACATAACTCAAACCCTTACCAGTTAATTGACCAAGACCTAAACTAGCCTTGTTTTGGTAATCTAAAAGCTGTTGTTGGGCGGGCGCAAGGGATTGCGTAGCTTTCCACATGGGATTGCCAAACTTATCTTCCCCCGAAACTTCGTACTCAAGCGAACCGTAAGGCGTGTACTGATTTACACGATTAGCCGCAATATTAGCCCGTGCCGCCTCTAAGTTACCTGCCGCTGTTTCTCTAGCCGCCCCTGCATAATCAGGTGGTGGTGGCGCACTTCCCCCGCCTTTTCCCATATTTCTCTCCTAAAAATCTACATTTGTCTTTTGTCATTACAAAAAACAGCATATCACCGTCAGGGGAAATGTCGAGTAGTCGAGCGTTTTCCTCAAAACCCAAATTCTTTACAAACCGTATTGATTCTTCATTAGCCTCTAATACGGGTACTACTATCTTATTTACCCCTAATTGTACAAAAGGATAGTCAAAAATGATATTCAAATATTCGGGGGTCATTTGCCGTGTTATGGCAATGTGGCACATTACGGATACCTTGTTGTAATCCTCGTACCATACCCCCGCACATACTTCACCATCCTTGATCCAGCCTATTGTTGTTGAATTATCAGGCGTAAAAACCATGTTGCAATGCCTAGCAATCCAAGGCCCTACAATTGTCTTATCAACACATAACACCTATAAGACTCCACCTTTTTCCATTACATAATCGGTACTAGCCCAGCGCACATCAATATCTTGCGATGCAATATTAATGCTAATTCCTGCCGCATAGCCTATACCTGTCACGCCCTGCCAATTTTTAGAAATGGTATTACCACCGCCCCATTCCACATCATCCCAAAGGCTAGTATCCCAAACGCCCACACTAATTAAGGCGGGGTTATAGCTGATCTGTCCTAGTGAACTTTGGGTTTCAAAATCGGTGTTTATACCGCATAGAACGGTCGGTGTGCCGTTATCTACAAATAGGATAGGGCGTACCATTGTGAAGCGTTTTAACTGCCCCCTAGCGTCAAAATAGCTATATGCTTGTTGGCAAGTAGCCTTGATATTGGTGTCGTTGTCCGATAAGCCATCATAGAACTTACCGACAAAGCCGTTACCGCCAAAGTACATATCCTCGTTATGTGACTCAAAGCAGGTAGCATTAATCCCAGTAAAGTTAGCCCATGCCTTAGTAATGTTGTGCATAACAAACTGTTGTTGTCCACCGATCACGGGGATGTTAAATATCAACATATTGAACTTAGCAAAATACTGGATTTGCCAGCCAAACTGGGTGCTGTAAAGGTCTGCGGCTTCACTTACAGCGTTATAAATCTTGTCTGTAATATTAATTCGTGGGTCTAAGCGAGAGGACTGTAATGCACCCGCTAAAGGTACGATCCCGTCTTGGGTAATTAGTAACAAATCCCCGCCAAACTTAAAGAAACAGCGTCTAGTAAAGACTTGACCCAGTTGCCATACGCCAATTAGCGACCAATCTGTAGGGTCAGATGGATCAGAACCCTTATAAACAATGGCTTCCCCGTTATTAGTAATAAATACAGCGTAATCGTCTACCCCGTAACCTGCGTCTAGTGTCCAAGTACCCATCGCCTGAATAAAACCACCCATACGGGCTACACCGCCAAGGTCATAAGAGGTTGCCGCACCACTAATGGAGTTAGCACCTAGATACCAAAAGCGTAACTTATTTTTTTCTACAAAATACAGGCGTTCTTTGTGTAAATTAACATGGACTAAGTTAGCAGAATCAACACCAGTAATGAATTTAGCGACTGTGTATGACCCCAATGGGCTTGCTGGGCTAGTAGCTGGTGCTGAAAGTGCTGTGTAAGTAAAGGTCGTGCCGTTTGTAACGGTAATTCTGAAAGTGCCGTTATAGGCGGCTGGGCTTGCACCCGTAATGGTGACCTGATTGCCTGTTACTAGACCATGTGCGGTGCTAGTTACTAGCGTACAAGTAGTGCCTGATGAGGTTAGGTTGCTGATTGTTTGTGCGGTGCTGATATTAGCGTACTTAACCCAAGTCGTACCATCATAAATAAGGGCGGCATCCGTTCCATTAACTGCGGTTAGGAAGTTACCCCCTGCGGTAGACGCATTGACAAACTCCCAACGGTCGCTTCCTAGACTTGTTACGACTGATGTAGCCGTACCACCGCCTGTAACCTCATAAATAACGCTTCCAGCACTAGCAAACAGCTTTTGGGTGTTACCCCCTGCGTAGTTCATTAAGGTGTCTACTTGCCCTGATATGCCTGTAGCAAATCGGGTAAAGCCTTTTCTTAACTGAATTTGGGATGGGGTAGGATAAAAGTTCTCCAAAACCACCGCATCAAGCGGGTTCATTTCGGCAACAGAATCCCTAGCGTTCCACCCGCCAATAGGGGATGGTACAGAAGCCGTAGTAGCTGAAAACTTCTTAGCAACAGGCATAGTTAGCTACCGTAGCCTGTGTCAGGAATATTGGCGTAACCAATAAGCACCTTGCTTGGGTACGGTGCAAACGATAGGGTAGCAGAGCCTTTGTCGTTAGCTTTAGCGACACTAAGGTAGCGCATATAATCTTGTTGCAGTGCAGTAGTATCGAACGACTTAATCTGAAAATACTTGAGTTTTGTAGCTAAGACTAATACGGTGTCATCCAATACAGTCGTATCGGTATCAACGGTAAAGCTGTTTTTGACTGCTCCAGCGGCACTTCTAGCCCAGCCCTTAGAACGATACTCAAAACCTAAATATTCCTGTGTGTTGTAGGGTGGCCAAATTTGGAACTGACTGCCTAAGATACGCCAGCGAATCCGTGGGCCTGTTGAGATATATCCCGACTTTAGCCACTGCCATTGTTGAGCATCTTCAGGCCCAAGCATCTGCCAGTGTTTTGTCTTGTCCCAGTGAGTGTTGTCCGTAATGGTTTCAAAGTCAGGGGGCAATGGATACTTGGTCTGTGAGAAGGTAACAGTTCCACCGATGCTGGTTGCCGATGCAAGCTGGCTAACAGTTACGGTAGACCCTGCTACGCTACTTACATAAGTATCTTGTGGAACATTAGTACCGACTACTGAGTAATTGCTGTTTAGACCCGTGACATTACCCACATTCAATAGGTTGTAGGTATTGTTGATGGTGTCGCAGGTAGTAGTAATTGCTGTGGTGTAGAAACGGTACTCCAGTTCCAAGGCTTGCCAATCATGCTCCTTAACCAAGTCAAACCCAGCACGGTTCATCAACGCTAGGACTTGTTGCACATCCTGATTGGTGTTACCTGCTACATAGGTAGGAACGGCTAAGTTTAGTTCAGCGGTGACTTGCTGGACTAACTGGAGCATGGTGTATGACATATTAGGCTTCCTCTGTGGCTACCGCTTTTTTACGGGATTTCTTTTCACCAACAGCGGCAAGTATAGCGGCCATCTGATCCTGCATTTGAGCCAGCTTCGCATCTGTTTCTGCTTTTATTTTAGCAGTTTCTAAGTCCTTTTTGGCAAGTTCTTCTTTCAAAGAATTGATTTCGCTTTCACGCTTATCGGTTTCTGCCGCATTGATAGCTAGATTTAAAAATGCCTTTGCCTTGTCACGGAACGCATAAGGTGACATTCCTGCCGCCATACCCATGCGCTGTAACTGTAGGTCAGATGCGTGTGCAATCGCTTCAACAGTGTGGAACTTCAATGCCCTTAACTCCTCGGCTTGGCTTTTTGAAACAATAGGCCATTCCGATACGGGAGTGCCGACAATATCAGGTTCGTTTGCGCCCACACGGTTCATGTAGTTAGCCCACTGGATCGGAAAACGGGTCTTATGGCTAGGTAGCGCATAAGTATCGATCTCGGTCAGGGTATCGCCAGCTACACAGATGTGTACAAAGTCGAACTCTTTAAATATTGGTCTGCCAGCTTCTAGGGATTCATGTTCCTGTTGTACGGGTCGCTTGTAGAAACGAACCTGTAAACGGCTGTCTGCGTTGTTTTCATCTGAAGGTAATGCCATTTTTAATTCTCCTAAGGTATTAGGTTGTTAAAAGGAAAAAAGGGGCTACCAATTAAGGTAACCCCCCGTTTTTACTACAAAAAGCTATTAAACACTAGCCTTACTGAACCAACCATAATCGCCCGATGCCATAGAAGCACCTGACAAGTATGTACCAGCACCCAAGGTAACTTGGAATGTGGAAGCGTTGATTACGCAAGTAGCGGTTGATGCGGCAATTGCTACACCAGCTTGTGCGAATACATAGCGTAAGCCATTATTTGCAAAAGTCTGTAGACCGAGTGGCCCAATGGTAGGAATTGCTGTGCCAGCGGAGTTTGAGTTGGTGTAAGCAACACCATCCAAGTCTACGCCAGCGATGGGGAGAGTTGTATATGCCATGATAATTTTCCTTTTCTAATCAGTGGATTAAGTGCCTGACAAGATGCCTTGCAATGAAGCATTAGAGCAGGTAAGGTTACCAGCCCAGCCATACAGCTTCACGATTGCATCTTGGTTAATCGATTGACGCTCACCACCGATAGGAACGAAATTACGCTCTTTGTGTGGGCGGAAGAAAATGTAGTTGGTGTTCAAGAGATACATATAAAGCGGATTCTCTTGTGCGCCAATACCACCACCGAGTACAACATCGGCAGACATACCACCACCGTAGAACTTCAAGGAAGCAAAGCCAGCCGCACCTTCGTCTACACCAGCAATACGCTGGATAGCTTGTAAGGATGCAACATAGCGTTGATACAGGGTGTTACCAGCGATGATGAGGTCTACCTTATCAGTTCCACGAACGGACTTGATTGCGGCTGAAGTCATAGCGGCTTGGATCAAGGAAGAAGAATCTGCACCTGTGGAAGATTGGTTTTGCCAAAATGTCCAGTTTGCACGATTGATACCACCGTATGTACCAGTTGTGTTAGCAACAGCAACAGCGGCCGCTAAACCAGTAATGTTCTTACCACCGTTACCTGTACCGTCACCATAAATGTCACCCGAAATGCGGTTCAAAAGACGGGCTTCAGAAACTTGCATACGACCATCTAACAGGTCAATGATTGCTTCTTTGCTTGAGTTTTGGAGCATTTCTAGACCACTCATTGTTACAGAGTCAGCGTACTGAGTAATGCTGAACTGTGCCGCAGAGATTGGGCTATCAGGGGTGATGTTTAATACTTCGTCAATTTTGTTATCGTAGTGGCTCTTTATCCGCTACTTCAGTATGTCACCATACTGTTCAGACTATATCATCCCTTTCGGGTGGGAGGCTCGTGGGGGTATTACTGATTTCTCTCGACCCCTAGTCGTTACACCTTCTGTGTCCCTAGCCCTTTCGGGTTACATACACAGCTTGGCTCGGTATTATCTTTAAACTCACCTAAATTTAAAGGTTTCCACCGAATTCATCCCATTTGCTACAAAAACTTGCTTAATGCAAATTAATGAAGGGGCTAGAAGTCAACCCACTATACGAATTAACATTGTTGGTCGAAGGATCGTTGTACATGATTTCTTCAAGGATTACATTACCACCTGAGAATGGGCGTACATTACCCTTTGAGTTAAGACGCTGTAGAACTGCATTGTTCTGCGTCAAGTTGTCTGCCAATACTCCGCTACGGCTTTGAATGGTAGTAGCGATAATATCGGTAATTGCACTATTAGCAAATGCCATGATATTTCCTTTATTAAGTTAAGTTAAACCCTACCGCTTTCTGCTTCGGCTATTTGAGCCATTAGCATTGAGCGTCTGTCCTTTGCATCTGTCTTAGACACCTGCCCGCTAGGAGTAACGGACTTCGGACTAACAGCAGTTGCTTTAGCTTTTGCTACTTGCTGTGCCTTAGATGCTTGGGTACTTGCTGACTTCAGGAGTCGTTCCTGATCCAGTTTGTACGCTTCATCGTTTATACGCACTGCTTTGGCATAAGCCGTTTCAAGGTCTTGGGCTATACCCCGCTCAAGTAATTGAGCCATATCTTCCCTTACCATGTCAAAGTGCGGAAACCGCTCCTTGTTACTACTTACCCGTTCAATTTCTGACATCAAACGAGCATTTTCTTCTTGCTCCCGAATCGCTGACAATTGTTGCACCTGCTGTTGTGTTGCTTGTAGCTGTTGCATTAACTGCTGTTGATACGGGTCTACATACGCCTGTTCAGGCATTTGTAAGCTATCTGAATTTAATTGTATTCCATAATCTTGTGCAAGTCTATTAAACGCTTGTAGCTTCTGTTCGTATGTTCCATTAGCCAGCGTGTAGTGCGCCCGACCTAAACTCTGTATCCAAGCTACTGGGTGAATGCCGTGCTTTTGTAGTTCAGGAACGAATGGGCCAATTGCTTCGGTTAGCTGTCTAGCGTTGTCGGCTTCGGCTTTGTAGGCAGATACGCCCTTCTTGTACTCGGCTTCACGCTGGTTAGCGTATTCAGCAAACTTAACGAAATCCTCTTTGTTTAGCTGTTCGCCCTTTTCCATCTTGTTCCAAATTTCTACATACTCTTTTTTCCATGTAGTTGGGCGTTTTACTTCTTCAGCCACAGCAGGAACTTGTCCCACGCTGTCAGGTTCTTCAACGATATCGGTTTCGCTATCGACTTCTGCGCTGGCTTCCTTGGCTTTGAAGCGACCTTTTTCGTCACGGTCAGGACTTTCTTCGCTACTTTCTTCACTGCTTTCGGCTTCGATTGGATCGTCATTTACTTCAATCTCCTTTTCTTCAGGTGCTTCAAGTGTGCCTTCTTCGGCTTGCTCTAGTGCGGCTTCCAGTAACTCTCTGCGGTCATCTGACATGGTTTTCCCTATCTATAGTTAAGTTTTGAATACGCTATTTCAGCAATCTGCCGTTTACGGGCTTCTTGGTCTTTACGGCTAAATTCATGGGTTTTCTGTTGTGTAGGCACATCGTTGCCTAGTTCGATGCAATTGTTGCGCTTTAGGTTCTCACGATGCTTAGAACGGCTAGATACCCATGTGCCGTCTGCCATGCTTATGTGACCCTCAATATCAGGTATCACCGTTGGGGCTTCCTTGGGTGTCATCTCCAGCTTTGCTTGCCATGCCTTGTCAGCTTCCTCGCCCTCAAAAGGTAGATTCCAATACGCTAGGTACTTTTCACGGTCATCAAACTTGCTTTGGTCATATTCTTCGTGATCGACCTTGCAATGCGGGCATTTAACGGTGACTTTGACTAAAGCCATTACATTCTCCTTATGATGTCAGGTAATTGGTCGTATTCTTCGGGTCTAAGTAGGCAAACGCTGTCATACCAGCGGGCATTCTTCCACCGCCAACAGACAAATTCCTCTTTAGGTAGTAAAACCACGCATTTAACGCCTAATGCGCCAGCTAAATGCGCTGTTCCTGTGTCTACGGTCACAATTCCCTTCATCGCCTTCATATGCGAGGCGGTTTGCACCCAGTTTTTCTTCCAACCATCGTCAGGCAGGGGGTGAAATAGACCATCGGAGTTAGGATTTAGGCTATATGCGTCATCACCGACCAGTTCTGCCATGTGTCGGTAGTCAATTGACTTGATGTAGTACAGGGTTTGCTTGCTTGCTTCCCAATTTACCCCGATTTTGGGTGGAATATTGCTAGGCAGGGCGTGTAAATAGCCCTCTGAACCCACAATCTTCTTACGGGTCACTGGGAACATAGCCTTGACTAACGGGTGGGATAACGAAATATAGTACGGGAGCGACATTGACCCTATCCAGTAGTCTGATTGGGTTGCCGCACCCTCTGTTAAGTCATTACTAAACACATCTACGCTGTGTAATTGACCTAAAAGGTGGTGAAGTGTGCCTTCCTGTAAGACTACGACCTGCTTTGCGCCTAACGCTTTTAGGGCAGGTAGGAATCGGGCAAACATAAGAATGTCACCAAACCCTTGCTCCATCTGTACGGTAATGGATTTATTGATTAATGGTTCACCTCTCCATACGGGCATCTTTAACGCTGGTGCGTATGGCTGGGCTTGCTTGGCAATAATCTCAGGATGCCAACGGTATTCAAATAACCTAAAACCTGACTCGTATCTGCCAGCGTGTAGGTGTTCGTAAGCTAATTTATATTGTGCGTCTGCACTTACAGAAGTAGTAATAATGCCGCCTCATCGTCAAGTTCCTCTTGGCGTTTGGCTTCCATTACTCGCAATTGCTCTTGGATGAGATATTGCTGGTGTCTGTAAGCTACTGCCTCAAGGATGTTATCCCGTTGTCTTTCAAGGTAGCTTATAGACCGCTGTAAATCTAGTGTATCGTCTGACGGTATATCAGCCTTAACCTCTTGTTTGGATTGTACTTTAGCTTTCTTAACTTTTGCAACAGGCGTTGGATCAATTTGTTCCTTAAACGCTTGCTTGCGTTCTGCTTTAGCGTCTTTGGTTGCTTGATCTAGTTTGCGCTGTCTTTCCGCTATCTTTGCGGATAGCTTGCGTAATCTCTTTAAATCATCCTCAGTCCATGTCGCATCATCGCCACCAGCTTTTGTATCTGTGGGTGTAGGCGGTATATAGATTTGGAACGCATTTACTTGAAACGCATTAGCTTGGAAAGCGGTAGCAAAACTCACAGAACTACCCAGCGTGACCCACTTGATACAGTCACAGTCTGACCGCTTGCTACCGTCATTGGCCCAGCACTCATAGCACTTGACCCACTTGGAATCGTATAGCTTGCCGATACAGTGTTGCTGTTTACGACTATGCCGTTAGTGGCGTTTAAGACTGTTCCATTTACTGTATTTGGTGCAGTTCCACCAATAGCAGGGGGGCTAGATAAATCTAATGTACCGCCAAGCGTTAAGTTACCTGAAGATGTAACTGTTCCGCTAAGACTGATACCTGAAACTGTGCCTGTACCGCTTACGCTTGTTACAGTTCCGTTACCTTTGTTGTTAAAGGTTGTAAAGTCTGTGGCAGATAAATACCCATCTACGCTAGTGGTGGCTTTAGCCATGCTTATAGCAGGGGTTGTGCCACCGCTTGACACTACGGGGGCTGTACCTGTAACGCTAGTCACGCCAGTATTGGTAATAGTTACCGCACCAGTTGAGCCTGATACGCTAATGCCTGTACTTGCGGCTAATGAATTAACCACATTAGTAAGACTTGCACCTGAACCAACAAAGCTAGTAGCCGTAATGGTTGTGCCAGTAATAGCTAAAGGCGTTGTGCCGCCAATAACCATGTTATTTATTGTTCCAGCGTTTGTAGGTGCAATTTCAAGCGAACCTGTACCAGTTGGCTTAATGTGAACATGACCAGTACCCGTAGGGCTAATGTCAATTTGTGCATTTGCACCATTGATATTTGTAGCTACATTGATTGACACATTATCGCCACCACCGCCACCCATGCTAATTTGGGTTGTACCAGCCGAGTTTTTAAGGGCTAAACCACCTGAGTTACTAGCTTGAACGATAGGTGTTGTAACGCTAGTAGAAGCGGTTAATGTTGTAACGCCTGAAACTGCGCCTGTATCACCTACAGTTACTACGCTGTTTTGCAGTAATTTGCCTGTGGTGGTGTCAAAACGGGCTATTGCATTGTCTGTGCTAGATGCAGGGCCAACCACATCACCACCTAAAGACGGGCTAGTATTTGTAATAGTGAAATTAGGATAAGTGCCACTTGTGCTGATTCCTGTACCAGCGTTTAAAACAACGGTTTGGTCGGGGGCTGAGTTAGTAATTACACCTGTACCTGAAACATAACTAATGCCAGTTCCAGCACTTACAGAAGCCCTAGCCCGTGCATCCGTGTAGTAAAGGTTTGTACCTTCAGCAATATTGGTCGTGGTTAATACGACTGCGCCTGTCTGCCCGTTGACCGAGGTTACCGTTTCGGTGTTATCAACCTTCTGCCAAACTGTGCCGTTATATACCGCCCAATCGCCCACAAGCCAATCAGTAATCCCATCAAGGTTAGTATTACCAGCAACGCTGACAACATAGTAATAACCTTTAGTACCAGTAGAGGAAGTAAGAGTAGGGGTGTTAGTGCTTGCATTCCAAGTTCCTTGATAGCTAAGTGCGCCTAAGACTGCGGCAGGAAGTTCGCTAACAGGTACTTTACCGCCAGCATCTAGGGTAGCAACGCCCAATGCCGCCCCAGCATCTTTAGTCGATGCCGTGCCTAGTCCCGTAATGTCTGTATTGGGAATGGTCGAGGATGCTGTAAAGGCAGAAGTTCCTGCGCCCTTGACATAGCCTGTCAGGGTTGTTGCACCTGTACCACCATTAGCTACGCCTAGCGTACCCGTGACATTGGATGCAGGGATAGTCACCCCTGATATTGTTCCACCCGTAATGGCTACCGCATTGGCATTCTGTTCTGCCATCGTGCCAAGCCCAGTAAGGGTATGGTCAGCATTCCAGTCGGATGGCTGTACTAGGGTTGAATCCCCAGCGTCAGGTATTGCTGAAGTCTTACTATGCTTAACTGTTATAGGCATTATTGAACTCCAATAATCTTACCGTCTTGTCCTCTAACCACAGTCTTAGGCTGGCTAAGTTTGTCTAGCAATGTAGCCAACATCTGCGCTAATTGCTGGTTGCTCATCTGCATACTCTCAATTGCGGGTTGTAGTGGGTGGTTTTTCATATCGGAATATCCTAATTGGTCTTGCAAAATGTTAGCCATTTGTACATTGTCAGCGTAAGCCGCCTCGCCCGTGTCTAGTCCTGCCGTGATACGGGTGGTTTCTATCTTAGCCGCATTGTTGAGGTAGGCGAGTAACAGTTCTTTGTTATTGCTGGAATCCATCTTGGTCTGCTCCAAGTCCATCTCCATCTGCATCTGCTCACGGTTGCGCTGATCCTCAAGCTGGAACTTCAGCTGATTCTCTTGGGCTTGATACTCCTGTTTAGCCTTCTCAAGTTCAATCTGCCCTTGAATCTTAGCTTGCTCAATCTGTTGTTGCATCTGCATTTTCTGTGCTTCTGCTTGCATCTTGGCTTGCTCGATCTGCATTTGCATTTGCATCTTCTGCTGTTCAGGGCTAGGTGGCTTGGGTTGTCCTTCTGCCATCTTTGCTTGCTCACGGAACTTGTCAGCGGTTTCGTCAATCATGCCCTCTAAGCCTTTACCTGCCTTAAATGCGGTGACACCAAACTTCAGCATCTCGACCAACATTGGGGTAAGTTCAGGTGTCATTTGTGCCGCTGGTACTGCTTGCGATAAGAACCCACTCATAGCGGATAGAAACTCTAGACGGTCAGCCTTTTCCTGCTGTTCATCTTGGAATATCATCGAGTCGCTGGTCACCTCAACACGGAAGTTCTTAGCAGATTCGTTACGCAATAAGGCTAAAGCTTGTGGGATTAATTGCTGATCCTGTGGGCTTAGTTGCATTGCACCACTGATCTTAACAATGGTGTCATCGGTAAAGTGGTTGCAGATAATCTGCGCCTTGATGCTCAAGAGTTCAGTAGCAAAGTCTACTACAGCGTGTTGCATGGTCTTTAAACGACCTGCCGCATTGTTGGACTTGATAATCTGTGCGCCAAGGGTTTCGCTTGGGTCTGTCTGTCCACGCTGAATATCAGCGATACCCATAATCTCGTAGATTTGGTTCTTGACCTGATCCATTGCCTGATAAGACATCTGCAAGGCATTGGCAATCGGTGCAATATCCACAAGGTTAATAGCCCCCATCATTCCACCCTTCTCACTGAAGGCGGCATAGTTCTTGACAGGTATCAGGGTATTGTTCTCACCCTCGGAGAACAGGCGGGCAAGACTTGGTTCGGATGCGTCATAGACACCCCGTACTTTCAGGGCGTTAATGAAGCCATCTATACGGTCAGCAAGCGTGTCTAACTGTTTGGCTTGGTCTTGGTACAGAACAAAGTCAGGGATTGGTTCTAGCTTGTCTGTAGTCAGTGTGGCATACAGAGGTTTAGGGCAGGGCCAAAAGTTCTCAAGCTTTAGCGGGTCAGGGCGTGTATCAAGTATCTTACCCATCGACTTCGATAGCCAAAGCACCTCGCCCGATGTCTTATCCCATATCTCATAGATAACGGCTTCGGATGCGCCTTCACCCATCTTTTCGTTGAAAGTTTTAGAAGTTTCAGGTTTTGTGTCTAGGGGTATCTTGTTACCCAATTCCTCACCAAAACGCTCGACTAGGGCAGGGCGTTCCATGTAGACCTTACGCCATACAGCGGTTACTTCTTCCCATGTACGGGCAATGGTATGTCCAAAGTCACGCCAGTAAACATAGTCAACAGGCGCACATTCGTACTCGATGCGTTCCTGATCCTCACGATAGATACCGCCTTCGGTTTCAGCTTCGTCTGTATCCTCGGTTACCTGTAACCCATCTTCGGGCATACCTTCAGCCATACCACCAGCTTCACCAGCAATGTGTGGTTCGTAGCGTACCCACGATGTACCACGCCCACCCAGTAAGCGGTCTAAGACCGACTGATTCATGGCAGACTTGTAGTCACCGTAATGGGTAATCTCGTAGTCCAATGCCCGTTCAAGCATCATCGATGCCACCCGTGCTACAGGATCGTTATCTCTGAACCTACGGCTTACATCGGGTCTTGGTAGACGGGCAAAGATTGCTGGGGTAATGGTCTGTACATTTGACCAAAGGATATTGAATCGTGCGTTAGGGTTATTCCTAGTACGGCTGTCATCACGATACCGCTTGATAATGCGGTCAGTTCTGCTTTCCCATTCCTTGTACGCTCTTTCGTACCCTGCTATGGTGTTATACCAATTTTCGTAGGTGTGATCCATGTTAATCCTTAGGTAAAGTTACCCATTGCTATTACTTCTGCACCTGCGCCAGTAGTTACTTTCCAAGCACCATTTTTAGAAAAAGTATTTATTTCAATGGAATAAACACCGATTGCAGTATTGGCGGCTACCAATGCATGAGATGTAGTGTTATCTAACAGGCTTACAGTAGAAGTAGCTGTAGCGGATACAGTAATAACTAAACGGTGCAAATAATCACCTGTAGCACCAGTTGCGCCTAATACTTGGGCTGTTTGTGAAGCGGCTACATGCTCGTAGGGTAGTGCAAATGTTGCGTTAGCGGCTGTCATATTAAATTCTCCTGTAAGTTGATTTAGGTGTTTGCTTCCACAATTCGTTTAGGGTTACTTCGTTTTCCCCGACAGATACGCCTTTAACCCTTGTATCTTTGAGAATAGGGCTGTCCTCATCTTTCCAAACGATGCTGAGATAGCGCATCGCATCGCTTGAGTGTGATGTCCAATCATGCTTCGGGCGATCTCTAAATACTTTCTTATCATCATCCCACTCCCTTTGGTATTGGCGCAAACATTCAATTAGTTCGTCACACTTATTATCGAACCAAGCACGGGTTAATGCAAGTCTTGTAGCTTGTATTCCATCCTGAAGTGATAGGTTTGGAACAATTTTTAGCTTATTTATGTCAATTTTTGTCGCAATTTGTTCAATTATACTCTTGCCACCACTCGCCAAGGTTTTAGCCCTAGCGTCATGGGGCAGGTAGTGATAGCCGTACTTGTACCCGTACTCATCCTCTTTCTGCGCTAGTAATCCGAGGTAGTACGGTATGGCTTGACCGTTAGACATATGGTGGTCTAGCACCCGTATCTCACCGTATACGACCTGAAACCAAATCACAGCCGTGGAATCATTAAAGCCCAAGTCCCATACTGTGTGGCAGGGGAACATAGGGTCATAGTCCACCGAGGTAATGCGCTCAAGGTCGGTAATCCTACGCATCTCCTGACCGTAGAATGCGCCCAGTATGGCGGCTTCAAAGCTACAGAGGAACTCTTGCTCGTACTGGTTAGCTGACATAGACTGCTGTGCGTCTAAGAGTTCAGCTTCAGGGAGTAGTCCTGACTGGTCTGCTCTTAGGGTCTTGACATACCAGTTCGGGTTCTTTTGGGCTTCGTTATAGATGTCATAGAAGGCGTTATGCCCCTTTGGAGTACCGATGAAGGTAGCCCAGCCTTGGCGGTCTGTAAGCAATGGGCGCACAATCTCACCCCATAGCCTTGGTTTCATGTCTGCGTATTCGTCTAAGACCACCCCATCAAGGTATAGACCCCGTAAGGCATCGGGATTGTCTGCGCCAAATAATCTGATCTTAGCCCCATTGACTAACTCTATCCATAATTCAGATTGATTAGCCTTAACTATGGCTGGTTCTGCAAACTTGAGTAAGTAATCCCATGCAATGTTCTTAGCCTGTGCGTAGTACGGTGCTATGTAGGCGTAACGAGCGTTCTCTTTTTTCTCCATAACTGCCCTACGGATCGTATCCGCAATGGTCGCTACGGTCTTTCCTGCTCGTCTATGGCATACCAATACAGCCCAGCGTTGGTCACGCTTGTGAAAGTCTATGAACGCATCCCGTGCCTTGTAGGGATACTCATACTTTATGACTACTTCTTTCAATCTAGGAACTTGTGTTCGTGAACTACCTTAACGGGCTGGTCTGCATCACCTGTGTGTTCTGTTCTAGCCAGCTTGGGTACATGGTACTCAGCTACCTGCATGAAGCAATCAAATGCGACCTTTGGCCCTAGCTTCTCGTTCATAGCGATCTCATCAAGCCATTCTTGTAGCTTGTGGCTGTTACCATCCACGAACCGTGCAATCGCCTCTCTAGCGAGGGCTGTTGACTTATTAGGCACACCTGCAACACGCCCGCCTGTCTTTTTTCTAGTCTTTTCTACTGTAGAACTCATACCTTATCCAAGTGGTTGTTAAGATAGATTAATCTTTGGTACAATTATATTACAAAACAAGGAGATTGCAATGACACCCACTGTTAATGTTGATGTGCCTATGTCTAAACCAATGCTTGATGCTCTTACCTTGCATGAAACCTTTTGTATTGCTTCGGGCATTGTTTCTGTAACCCACGAATCTGTGTGTTCTTTTCTATCTCAACGCTTTGGCGAACAGGTAGCGAATCAATTTAAACCTGAATACTTGTATTAATACCCTAACTGTCTTAGTAAATTTGCGGTTAGGATTCCTGCATAGGGTTTCATCTGTAATGCCCGTAGGTCTGTCTGCGCTGGGGCGGTTGGGTTAGCAATGCCACGCTCTTTCACTACATTGGGCAGAAGTTCAAATATATTGTGTTCCCGTTCTAGCGTTCCGAGTCCTTGACCTGCTACTCCCCGTGGGTAAGATGGGTGACCTGATTTCATAATCATAGGTTGACCCGCAAAGATTTCACCCACATTCTGTATACCGCCTTCTGCCGCATTGATTTGGCGTGGGTCGGTTACCGATAATCGTGCCTGACCAATGTTTAGGCTACCCAAATCCCTGAAGTCACGATCCATAATCTGCATGATCGAATCCCTTACTACCTTGGGTGCGGCTCTGTATTGGGCAATACTTTCAGCGTTATCTACGCCCTTCCAGTTTGGAATAAAATCTTTGATTGCAGTATTTAGTTGCTTCTTATCACCCCTGCTCATAGCGGCTTCTGCGTATCCGAGCATACTTTCGCCAGTCATATGGGCAAAGTCACCGCTAGTTGGGGCCATGCGCCACGGAATATACAAAGGATTTTGACCAGTAACTTCTTTAAGCATCTCGGCATTTTTGGTAATTGGAGATACTGCTTGCTGTGCGGATGCCCATACCTGATTAGGTGTATTAAACATATAGTCCTGCCCACCATAAAGGTGTACGGGTCTTTTAAACATTACATCGTTAACGCCAAGCAAGTCACCACCAGCGGCAGTGCGGTCAGACATACTGGTTATAAATGGTCTGCCCTCAAAGTCTGCCAGCGATACCTTTGGGATTTCGGTCTTATTTATCTGTTCGACCACAGGCACGGTAGTTGCAATCTTTTGCTTTTCTAAGACTCTAGGATCAAAGCGTGGGTCAAAGTCACCAATTGGCTTATTGCGGATAGCTTCAGCTAGGGCTTTGTTTTGTGGTGCGATATATTGAATGCCACCTATCTTGGCAAGATAATCTTCTGCCATGCTTGCGGCTTTAGGTGCTAATGCTCTAGCGGTAGGGGCGGCAAGTGGTGCGCCCATTGATGCTACAGCTATTGGCAAGGCAAGCGGTTCGCCTTGTTTAAAACCTTTCTCACTACCGTATTTACGATCACCGACCATTGCGCCTTCAGCAAACCCTGTTTCATTGGGTAGTCGGTTAATGCCAAACATTTGGGTAAATGCTTGGGGGTTGTACATAAAACGCTGTGCCTCGGTGGGTAGGTTTACCACCCTATCACTTAAGGAGCGTAATGCACTAGCTAAGTCCATTACAAAACTTCTTTATCCAAGTCTTTTAGTTTATTAGCGATCATGGCCCTGCGGTTTAGGCGGTCTTGCTGTAGCTTTCTTAGGCTACTTGGCTTACCTGCGCTCATTGTAGGGTGTAGCTTTTGCGGTTCTTTACCGTGCTTAGCTTTGTAGTTGCTATCTTTGCGTTCGTAGTCCATCTTATTTCCTCATGTAATCGGGCGGTAGTGAGAAATAACGGTCACCAAACTTCATTACTTGGTAGCCCCTGTCTTGTTCGCCTTGTACGCCCATCTGAAATGTAGGGTGTGCCGCACCTTTTAGCATCATGTAAGAGTTTTCGGGCAGGTTGTAGTCCATACGGTATTGCATAGGTGTCGGGGCTACTGACCCCCAGTGTCCTTGGTTTTCACCGCCTTCTTGCTGGGGTTTCATCCCTGCGGCAATAGCGGTATCGTAATCATAGTCAGCACCATGAGGGTCAAATTGACGCAAGATAGCGGCTAACTTCTGATTAACCATTACATATCCTTCATCTTTTCACGGATCATATCTTTTCTGCTCTGCGGTTTAGCAGTCTTAGCAGATTCTTTAAAATCCTGTGCTGTTGGGGCATCTTTGCTACCAACCTTGTTCATCTTTTCACCTGATCCCGCCTTGATCCTAGCCCTCTTGCGGTGAATGTTGGCATATAGTCCGTCTTTCATTAGCATTTCCACCTTGCTCTAGCCGCCTTACCACGCTCACCTGTCCAGCCTTTTGACCTTGCACAAAAGCTATCGTGCCTTGGCCCACTGGCTTGTGGTGCTTGTAGATTAGCGTTGTTTTTACGATTGTATGCCGCCCTACCTTTGGCGGTCATCCCTGCGCCCTGCTCTGTAGGCAGGTAATTCTTATCCTTGCCCGTTGTTGTCTTAGGAATGGGTTTATCGTGCTTTTCTACTGCCGCACGAATGTCATCCCTACGACTCATGCCTTTTCCTCAATGTACTTAGCGTAGGCATCCTCTAGCTTTGCCTTACGGCTACCTTTGGCGTTCTCACGCTCAACGCTTAGTGCAATGGCTACGGCTTGCTTTTTAGGTTTAGTTTTCATCTCGGTCTTGATGTTCTTACCGACTGATTCTGCGCTACCTGATTTATCGAGTGGCATAAATATCCTTTTATTTCAAGAACTTAAGTTTATAAGCGGTGGTGTTAATGAGGTCTGCGATCTCATCAATAATGTTCTGTAGTTCGCTGTCTTGGGGTAAGTCTTGGCGGGCTTCTTTTACAAAGTTTTGTAAGGATTCCATGTAGCGTACTGGGTCTTTAGGCTGGTGGTACACGCTTGGGAAGCTGGTGAACTTACCGTACTTACCCATGTAAGACTCGGCAAAGGTGTCTGTTAGTTCTACAATGCCATCGTAGTATTCAGCGAGTGCGCTATGTTTAGAAAAACTGTCGGTAGACCAATGAAAGAAATGGGTATTGGTCGCAGAATGTAGTAGTGTCGCTACAAATAATGCACAGTTTTCCATAAAAATCCTTATATTATGGGTGTAGTTTCCTCTATTTTATCAATAACTACAAGACAACCGCCACCTTTTTTTATTGCGCCACGCTGTACCATCAACACATCAATTTGTTCATCGTTATCAAATACGCCAGCATCGGCTAGGGCATCCCAAAGGGCTTTGATTCGGTTATCAATATCTTGCTTGCGTCTGTCTTTTGGGTACAGGGTGACCTGCATTTCTAGGCGGGCAGTACCTAGCTTGGGAACTTTCCACTCCACTACATAATCGCTAACTTTTTCTTTGAACTCTTTTCCTGCCTTGCTGATGTAACGCCTGTGTCCATGACTCCCCCAGTAATGATTGACGGATGGGGGTAGGGGTAAATTTAGAATCAACATTAAGAGAGTTTAACAATTCCACGGTGTCTTGGGTCATTTGTTCAAAACTTGGTATATAAAAACCCCGACTCGAATAAGAGGGCAATCGTTTTTCGGTGCGCTTCTTCCCACCTACCCACTCTCTCTGTTTTGCTAAGTGTTGCACCTTGGTCGATTTCTGTGTGACAGGTGTAGCAGAGTGATGCAATTCTGTAATCGTGTGCTTTGAGTCCACGGCCTTTTCCATCCCTTAATTGATTTGAGTGTGCGGCAACCACTGTGCCATCTGTAGCCCCGCAATGGGTGCAGGGGAAGCTTCTAACTATCTCCAGTAAGCTTTTATTGCGATACATTGGCATGATCCACGCTGTATTGTTCTAGCTTTACAGCGGATTCTGCAATGTCTACCGCAATCTCCATCATCTGTATGGCGTTGTTGCTTTTTAGGGCATCGTCATAGTGACGGACTAAGGTTCTAAGAACCTGAAACTCGTTGAGTAATTCAATCATTTTAATATCCGATCTTGGTTACGGTTAGATACTTCTAGGGTCTGCCATGTAGCGTGGCGTAGTCTTGCGGCTTCTAGTTCCCACTTCAGCTTCTCAGCGTTCTCGGTCGCTACCCCAATAGCCTTGCATAAGTCTTGATAGTCTTGGCTGGCGTATGCTTCCCG